CTTCTTTGGAATCCGCAACAGAAATAGTAGTTTGAGAATCAAACAACTGATCTGGCACTTCAGGTAATTGAGTAACATACTTATGCTCCACAGAAAAGCCTACGCCTGTACCACAGAGTAGGATGTACATAGCCTCATCGAATGCTTTAGGGTCATCAATAGGCAGATAGCTACAATTATAACCAGCAGTGTTGTCACGGTCCAGTGCTTTGCCTGCTGTCATGATAGCACGCATGGAAGGCATAACATCTAGGTTCTTGACAGCATTGATAAGCTCTAGGCGTAGGTCATTGTTAGGAGAGAACTTGTACTTCTCTTCCAAGTGGTTAAACATAAAAGTAAAGTATCGGTCTACTGATTCTTCCCAATGCTCACGTCTATTCTTCTCAGGTAGAAACCTGCTGTAACGACTCTTTGCAATAAATTGTTGATAGTAATCCATAATTATTATTCTTCCCAGTTAACTAAGTTTTCTAATCTATCCGCTTGGTCTTCTATTATATCATCAAATCTTTCTACTATATCTTCAGATCTTAATGCTAGTTCCTCTACCAAGGTTAGCTCATCCCATCTCTTCAGCCTTTCTTTAATCTCTTCTAATGTCAGGGCCATATATTATATCACATTTTTCTTAGCTTTGCTACGTTTTTTACTAACTACTTGTAACAAATAACTAACTGCCTTCTCTAGGCCAGTGTCCCAGTCAGAGTAATTATCCCACCATACTGTAGTCATATTGTCGTACCAGTAGGTTTTCTCAGCGACAGGATACCATCTCCAGCAGGCCATGCTCTCGTCACCTATTAGGTTCAGAGTCTTAACACCAACACTTGCAGCACAGTGGGCGATAGCAGAATCCACAGAGATAACGGCATCTAGTGTTTGGATTTTGTCTGCTGTATCAACCCACTTAAAACTATCTAAGAACCCTTCTCCAATCTGCAGAGATACAAAATCATACTCAGGATGTCTTAGCACAAACTTATCTACTACTTCTTTAGGAATCTGCTTTGCTATCATATTCCAAGACTTGTTATCAGTATTATAAAAGATACCAACCAAGGGTTTGCTGCGCTTAGGAGCTACTATCTCAGGGTTACGGTACAGACCCTCTGCACCAAACCACCGATCAGTGGGTGCTGCAGGTAACAGACCGTGCTCCATCAGAAGATAAGGCATAGACATCATCTTTATCCTAAACACCGAAGGAGGGCACTCGCTAGAGTTTTTACTGAACCCTGCCTTGGTATCCAGCCTACGCAGAAGGGGTATGATCTCTTCAGGATAGACACAGAACACATTGTTTGTAAGCTGGTTAATCATAGGAATGAAGCGAGAGAACTGTAGCATATCTCCCCAACCAGCCTCTGACCAAACTATTACATTACGTCCTTTGATGTTCTGTCCCGGCATCCAGACAGCAGCCTTATGAAAGTTATTCCTAACTCCGGGAAACTTAGCATTAGCATTCCAGAAGGCATCTGGTAAGGACCGAAGTTCGTGCAGTTTAAACCCGTTTGCCCAGTCTCCTTCACGGATTAAGTTCTGCCCTTTCTTATAGTCCTTATCAGCACTAGACCAGTTTATCTTTAGTGTTCCCGTCATAATACTTATCACCAATCTTATCGTAGTTGTCTATCATAAATTCTAAGTAGTGCTTAGCCTTCTCAAGGTCTTGCTTGCCTGCCTTCTTGCGATGACGGGCAACATACTTAATTACATTACAAGCCCAAGGGTCTAGTCCCCAGTCAAGGAATACATCCCAAGGCTCGATGTCAGACTTGTAATGATCGCCTCCAATCTGCTTAGACTTGATGTAGTCACCTAATGTTTTATCATCAAATTTAGAATTACGATGATAGGCTACATACCAGTCATTAGGGCTTGCGTTATCAATGCTCATACTTCTTCCTTAAATAGTTTAGAGATACTGGCATCTCATCGAAGCTACCATTGTTAACTTCATGCAGCATCCAGATACCACGCCAGTACTTGTTACCCTGACTACCTAGATAGTCTTCGTCATGCAGGTAGCAACAGCCACTAAACAGTCCAGTGATCTGTGTACCATCTGCACGATTAGCATAAGCTATCTGTCTATTCTGCACATGGCCCATCACTGAGGACATATGCTTCTTAGCTAGCAGAGCCGCAGCAGAGGCTACAGCACGCCCCATAACGCCAGAAGTAAAATAATGAGCGTACACAACGCCATCAATGACAATAGGTTCAAGGTACGGGATAACTTCCCAACCTCTTGGCTCGTATCCAAGATCTGAAAGGCTAATAGTTCCATCAAGTTTAGGGTCTCCTTCGACAGCTCTGGAAATTCTTTCTTCATGATTACCGAGAGTGAGTACCATTCTTGGTCTGTACTGTCGTTCTTTGTTTCTTTTGGCTCGTTCATTATGTTCCTTAATAGGCGCTAACAATGCGTCCATTGCCTTGTGCGTAACTTCTATGTCTGTCTTGTATCGTCTACCTTCAAAACATTTACGGCCTACGTCATAGCTAGATAGGCTAGGCATATCAGAAAAATCTCCAATCTGTACAATCACATCAGGTTTCTTCTCTGCTAGATACTTACCAACCCATGTTAGGTAGCTAAGGTCAACACCGTCCTTGACTTGGCAGTCGGGGATTATGGCATGAACAGTCATTAGTTAGCATCCTTATCTTCGTTGTCTAAAGGTTCTTCCTTTTCCATAAACTCATCTGTTGCAATGTACTGGTTAGGTCCAATAGTTTCAAACAAACCATCTCTCTCCATGTTATAAGGATCTTTTAGAACCACACGTTCCATCACACCGTTGTAGCCAGTAGCCTCCAAGAACTTACAGAACTCGTGGAGAATCGTAGGCCATGCAGTGAAGTCTGCAAAGTAGTGACGTACCTTGACAGTGGAAGCCTCTGGGTATGTCGTAGGCTCTTCAGTGTCAAACTCAGAATCATAAATGAATCGATAAACTTTACTCATGCTTGCTCCTTAATAATTCAAAAAAGTAATCTGCATCTACCACAGCCAAGGGCTTATCTCTGTTTTGTTTGATGATGCAAACAGGTTCGTATCCTCCTGCGTTTCCTCTGGCTTGTTCGTAATAACCGTATACTGAGATAGCTGCTCTGGACTTGCATTCCAGACTAATTGGCAAGACCCGTCTGGCTGCTGGACTGAGTAACAGGTCCTCCCCGGAGACACCCATACTAACTGAGCGAACATCGTCTGCCTCCAGATTGAACTTGGCTAGTATTAGATCTCTTACCCACTTTTGCAGGTGTCTTCCTTTGGACTTGGCGCTGCTCGGCTTCAAGTGCTATATCCTTTCTTACTTTAATCCACTGCTTAGGTAGATGCATACGGGCATTGCTGTTGTCCATAGATACTGTATTAGCGATGCATAGTGCGTCATCTGTCTCGTCAATAATCCAACCAATGCTGTGACAGAGGTGAACTTCTGCTTTAACATCTTCTTGCCATTCAACATCTGCTACTGCGTCAACCCACTGGATGTACTGCAAAGGGCAGGTGACCAAATCTGGTTTTCGTTTCTTCGTATCCATAACAATTGTCCATTCTCCAAGACTCTAGTTTCATCGTTGTCGTATGCTTCTAATACTGCTTTGTACATATCGGCTTCGGTAATGCAGTCCTCTAGAATCTTTTCAGCTTTCTTTGGACCTATTCCTTTTAGGCCAACAATGTTATCAACTCTATCGCCAGTTAGTATTTGCGTATAGAAATGTTTGATAGCTTGCTGGTCATCAATCAGATACTTCTTATCCTTAATAAAGTTGTAGTGCCAACCACGAATCATATCAAGGTCTTTGTCGATAGACATGATGACATATTCTTCAATGTCTCCAATCTCATAAGCCTTGATTCCAATAGCATCATCAGCTTCCTGTCCTTCTATTACGATACAGCCCCATGCCTTCTCAAGATACTCTCGAAGTAATCCATAATGCTTAGGCTTAGTGCCAACTCTATTGCCTTTATAAGGTGCTGTTACTGCTATACTTTCCCTGTAGTTACCCTTGCCAGTGAGGTAACCTTGGTAGTCTCCTACCCAAGGCTTCATCACTAGCTCTTCCATAAACTCAGCACATCGTGCCAAGCAAATCTTGTCGCTAACATCCTCAGAAGCGAATCCAATTCGGTAGCAAACAATGTCGGCATCGATGAGTGCTAACATTACTTCTTCAGAAACGTAGCCATAGCTTCGAGTGCTTGTGCTGCCTGCTTCTTACTAGAGAACTCGTTGTCATTGATAGTGACAGAGCCATCAGAGGACACAGAAAACTTAAAGCATTCGCCTCCCCAGAATGAGGAAGGTAATCCATCAACCTCTACTTCAAACACAGACTCTACTGGTGATACCTTCACATTAAACTTAGGTGTTGGTGCTGTTAATTTCTTTGTTGTCATGTTCTTTCCTTTTAGATAGTTATCTATTTACAGTACTTCGCCAAGAGGCTCTTGCTCAGCACCTTCATACACCTTAAGGTCTGTTACAATTAGCTTGTTAATACCAACCCCTACTCCCTTCTTACCTTTGAATGTGTACTCATAAGGTTTAAGAAGTGCGATTCCTTTTGAACCGTTGCCAACCTTGGCGTTGATCACACCACCGTCCATATCAATTGTAGTGATAGGATAGTTAACTGACTTAGCCGTGATGAAGAATCCCTTCTCTGGCTGGTCATCTTTCTTACGGACGCTAACGCCCATGCCCTCTAGTACACCTACTGCTTCCTTGGTAAGGTTACACAGGTCAACCTGATACTTACCAGACAACTGGTTAGGTGTGTCTAAGAAAGCCCACATGATTTCTGCTTGTACTTTTACTGGTTTCAATTCCATTTACTTCTCCTTTTTAAAAGCTACCTATATATTATACAGTATTAGTGGAGTTTGTCAATATCTTTACCTAATGATTTCACATGGTGAACTGTACTCATCATCATAGCTGCGCTCAAGATTGATTGTAGTTCCTTCAGGTCATACACATTAGTCTTTATATTAACAGTCTTGTCACCTCTGATTCCTATTATGACCACTTGCTGTAAGTCATTGTAAAAAGAATCTTCTTCTAGTGAGTCATCGCCCATGTCTTGCCTTTCTTGTATTCACCATCCAATGGGCAGCGTAACCCTAGAGTAACTCCCGCCTTCTTGATACTATCTACTGCTATACTGCCTACCAGATCTGCGTCTGATTCATTACATTCTATTTGCCATTCGTCATGTACGTTAGCTACAAAGTTAGCCCTGATCTGCAGTCTATTTAATCTCTCGTGCAGAATCACAAGGCCCTTCTTCATGACTATCGCACCAGCACTTTGAAGCAATGTGTTGAGTGCGCTATGCTGGGAACGGATCTGTAACTTGCGTCCATCAAGACCTTCAAGCGTCCCTCCCGCTGATAGATTTTCAACCTTTGCCCTAAGCTTTTGTAAGCTTGGAGTGTTCCGAAGAAAAGCACTCGTGAGTTCCTTCCCTTCCTTTGCTCCACCACCAACAATCGCCCCGATCTTGGCAGGTCCTGCACCATATAGTAGGGCATAGATAAACGTCTTGGCCTGCGCCCTTGTAGCAAGTCCTGCAG